GACTTAAAAAAAGCGTTTGAAACTATTTTGGAAGCTGATGTATCTAGTGATAAAACAAAGCAACAATTAGAAACCCTCGGTTTTGAAGCAACCAACGAAATGGCTCTAGCTATGGTTATGATGCAGAAAGCAATGAAAGGCGACGTAAGAGCGTTTGAGCAAATAAGCAAATTGGCAGCCACAGACACCAAAGATTCGCTTGACAAGAAAGAGCAACGGGAACGCATCAAAGCGATACAGTTAGAAAACGAAAAACGAAAATCAGCTCTCGAAGGTACTGAATCACAAGAAAGCACCATTGGCAGGTTATTTGATAAGTTGGAGGAAGCGCTAAGTGAACCTTAACAGACTATATCACGACAAGCAGATAAGTATCTTAAAACGAGCTTTGCGTGAAGATTGGTACATGATGATTAACCATGGAGCAGTCCGTGCCGGTAAGACTCAACTTGATAATGATTTGTTTCTTATGGAGTTGCGTAGAGCGAAAAGAAATGCACTAAGGGATGGCGTCAAAAAACCTATGTACATCCTTGGTGCCACTAGTGCGGGTACTTTACAGACTAACATCCTAAAAGAGTTAACAGAGAAATATGGCATTGATTTCAAGTTTGATAAACACGGAAATTTTACCCTATTTGGGGTGTACGTAGTCACAACCTTCACCGGCACAGTCGCGGGGTTAAGGTCAATCCGTGGTATGACGGCTTACGGAGCTTATATCAACGAAGCGACATTAGCAAACAAAGAAGTTTTCGATGAAATCCGCAAGCGTTGTTCAGGTTTTGGCGCTCGTATTATTTGCGACACAAACCCAGACCATCCGAATCACTGGTTGAAAAAGGATTATATAGATAAGGCAGACAACAAGAGGATCATCTCAAATCACTTTACAGTGTTTGATAATATTTTTTTGAATCAAAGGTATATTGACAATCTCATCGCAACAACTCCAAGTGGAATGTTTACAGAGCGTGGTATCTATGGCCGTTGGGTTAGCGGTGAGGGAGCCGTTTACCGTGATTTCAAAGAAGACATGCTAATTCGTGGCGAGGATATCCCGACAGAAGACATCACAATCTACTATGCAGGCGTCGACTGGGGATATGAACATCATGGAACTATTGTTGTTTGTGGGAAAACGGCAGATGGGCGGGTGTATCTCCTGGAAGAACATTCGGCACAGTACCAAGAAATTGATTATTGGGTAGATGTGGCCCAAAATATAAAAACACGTTTTGGCAATATAAAATTTTATGCCGACTCCGCTAGACCAGAACACGTATATCGTTTTAAACGAGAGGGAATTAGATGTATAAATGCTGATAAATCTGTATTAAGTGGGATAGAACAAGTTGCAAAACTGATGAAACAAGGTTGTTTCTTTGTTTGCTCGGAAATGGTTGATAAATTTAAAGATGAGATATATCAGTATGTGTGGAACGAGAAAACTGGAGAGCCGGTCAAAAACAATGATGATGTTTTAGATGCATTGAGATATGCAATTTACACAGAAAGTCAAAGGTCTGGCTGGCTCGTTTAGGAGGAGAAATGTTACAAACAGATAATATGTCGGCACTTGTTGCCGAAGTGAAAAGGCTGGTATCTAATGACCGTGGAAGCAAGCTCAAGCAAGAGATGCAGACGGGCATCAATTACTACGAAGGTAAACACGATATTGCAAACTATCGTCTTTTTTATTTTAACAACGAAGGTGAACTCGTTGAGGAAAAACACAGAAGTAACACACGGATTGCTCACCAGTATTTCACAGAGCTAGTTGATCAAAAAGTACAATATCTGCTGTCCAATCCAATTGAGGTTACAACTGATCAGACTGGGTTGCAGGAATATCTTGACGAATATATCAACGAAGACTTCCAACTCATGTTGCAAGAATTGGTTGAGGGAGCAAGTCAAAAATCCTACGAGTATGCCTTTTGGAAAATTGATACTGATAATCGTTTGCGGTTTAAAACTGCTGATGCTATTAAAATCATTCCAATCTACGATGAATTTTACAACATAGACCAAATCATTTATTACTATGATGAACAAATTGTCAAAGATAACAAACAAAAGACTGTGACTAAAATCCAGTTATGGACAAAAGAAGAAGTCTTTTATTTTGTGCAGGAAGATGGTCAAGCGGTCAAGTTGGAGAATTCGGCTGAATACAATCCTAAGCCACATCTACGAGCTCAAAAGGGCGAAGATAAGTTTGGCAAGGGCTACGGTCGTGTGCCATTCATCTGTCTGCAAAACAATCGTGGCAAGACTAACGACTTGCAACCCATCAAAGACCTTATCGACGACTATGACATGATGGCTTGTGCATTGTCAAATAACTTGATTGACTTTGACCACCCAATCTATGCAGTTAGAGGATACGAGGGCGACAACCTGTCTACCTTAGTCACAAACCTCAAGACAAAGAAGACTGTTGGAGTTGGTGAAAATGGTGGTATTGATGTCATCACAACCAATATCCCTGTTGAAGCCCGCAAGGCCAAGTTGGAGATTGACAAAGAGGCTATCTATAAGTTTGGTATGGGCTTTGACAGTTCGCAAACAGGCGACGGGAACATCACGAATGTGGTCATTAAGTCTCGCTATAGTTTGCTTGACTTGAAATGTAATAAGATTGAGGTCAGACTTCGAGTGGTACTTAAGGAAATGCTGCAACTTATCGTTGATAATATCAATGAATTGCACGGCAAGGCTTATGACGCTTCCGAAATTGAAATAACCATGACCAGGGATGTCATGGCCAACGAGATTGATAATGCTTCGATTACCAAGACAGAGGCCGAAACCAATCAGATTTTGATTAACAACATCATGACTGCAGCACAGCGACTTGATGACCGCACTGTTTTAGAATTGCTAGCAGGTATCTTGGAAGTTGACCCAGACGAAGTTGAGAAAGCACTGGAAGAACAGGGATATCAAACCGATTTTAACCAGTCTACGGAGGTGACAGATGACGAAGCTGAACAAATTCCAACAGGAAATAGAGAACCTGTTGCAGAAAGCGGACAAAGCGACGGACAAACGACTCTATAACCTCTACATTGATACGATTAAGGACTTGAAAAAGTCTTTACTTGTTGATTATCAGCGGTTGGATAGCCTGACATCCTCCCAGAAGCTAAAATTGAGCCAAATGAGCGCTCTTTTAGAACAATTAGACCAATCAACCGACAAGTTGAAAAAAGGGCTTAGAAGTGAAATTACAGGGCATTTAATTGACACAGGGAAAATAGCCTATAACGAACTGTTTTATGAGTTTGAGGGCGGACATGGTGGGATTGGCTTTGCCATGCTAAAAGAGGAAGAGTTAAGGACCATTATCGAAACACCTGTGGCAAACTTTAAGTTATCTGAACGCTTGAATGATGGGGTTGTGGAACGGTTACGAAACAACATCAAGGACGACCTCAATCGTATATTTTTGCACGGCGCGAGTTATGCTCAGGCATCTGCTAGATTGGCAGAGCAAGGATACAGCTCATACCGTCGGGCTATGATGATTACTAGGACAGAAGCTGGACGGGTGCAGGCTGTGGCTAGGGAAAAGGCCCAATTGGAAGCTAGAAACCTAGGTGTTGAGTTTGACAAAGTTTGGGTAGCGACTTTGGACGGTCGCACAAGGCACAATCATGCAGAATTGGACGGTGCAAAGGCTGACAAGGATGGTTATTTTGAGATTAACGGTTTACGCACGAAGCAACCGCACATGTTTGGTTTTGCAAGCGAGGATGTCAACTGTAGATGCCGGACAATCTCACGGCTTAAAGACGATGACACATTGACATCAAGGCGAGATAATGAGACCGGTAAGATTATCAAGTACAGGAATTATCGAGAGTGGGCGAGGGCTAAAGAATAAGTTTACAGATTTGACAAAATCGAGGAGAAAAAAATGGAAAAACAAGTTACTATCTTTTTAAAGAATGGCGAAACATTACTGTTTCAAGACGTAAGCAATATGGATGTGACTGATAAGCACATTGCTTTTGATTACTTTGGCAAAAGTACAAACCAAGAAAAAAGTGGGGTGTTCTTTTTTGACACTATTGCGGGTTGGTCAGCATCAGCGCAACTTTTTAAATAGGAGGCGGTCACTCATCTTGACAGCAGGAAAGACTGCAACAATCATATAACCTAACCGTGTCGAATTCGAGGCGGTTTTTATATTGTCCTGTCACATGACATAAAACTAGGCAGGCCATGTCTGTGTGGCATATCGCAGACACTCCCTGCTGGGAGAGCCAGCATAAAAAATCTATGGAGGTAACCAACAATGGATTGGTTAAAAGAACTTATTGAGAAACACACTGTAGACGGAAAAACTGACGTTGATGCGGTCATGAACGCGTTTAAAGAAGAGTTTCCGAAACACGCTGTCCCTAAAGATGTCTACAACGAGCAAGCCGAAAAGCTAAAAGCAGCTAACAGCACGCTTGACACGTTGAAGAAATCAAACAAGGACAACGACGAATTACAGAATGAACTCAAAACGTACAAGGATAAAGTGTCACAGTTGGAAGCTGATGTGAAAGAAACAGCTAAGAAGCAGACTATTAAAGATGCTCTTTCTAGTGCTAAAGCGACTGATTTGGATTATCTTATGTACAAGCTTGGCGATGTGGAATTGGCAGAAGATGGTAGCATTAAGGATCTTGACAGTAAAATCAAGGACTTACAGACTAATCACCCTACATTCTTCAAGACAACGGAGCCTGAACAAGCTGATAACGGCTTTAAAACTTTAGGTGGGGTGGATATTCCTCCAGGTGGAAAAATTGACCCATCAAAATCACTGACTGCTGACTTTGAGTCTGCGGTCTTCGGAAAATAACTTTTTAAGGAGAAAAAAATAAATGCCAAATACACTCGAATATTCAAAAATTTTCCAACCAGTCCTTGACAAGCAAATCGTGCAAGAATCAACGACAGGATGGATGGAAGTAAACAGTAAATTAGTACAATACAACGGCGGTAACGAAGTCAAATTGCCGTCTATTGTTATGGACGGACTTGCAGATTATGATCGTTCATCTGGCTATGTCGATGGGGCTGTGACACTTACATGGAACACTTACAAGCTCACACAAGACCGTGGTCGTAAATTCCAATTGGACGCTATGGATGTGGATGAAACAAACTTTGTAGCAACTGCTGGAACAGTCATGGGCGAATTCCAACGCACTTTGGTTGTACCTGAAATCGACGCTTATCGCTATTCTGCTATTGCCGCTAAAGCTATTGCAGTTGGTCAAACTCGTACTGCTGCAATCACAGACTCAAACATCTTGAAAGAACTTTTGAAAGACATTGCAACAGTAAAAGAGATTGTCGGAAATACCGCAAAACTTAAAATTACCATGTCCGAAACAATGTTGACTAATCTTGGACTTGATGACAAAGCATCTAAACGTATTTCAACGGTCGCAGTTCCGGCTGGCGAAGTGGCAACTGTTGTAACTAAAATTGACGGCCATGAAATTGTTCCGACGCAACAATCGTTGCTTCAAACTGCATTTAAATTTAACGATGGCAAGACTGGTGGACAAGAAAAAGGTGGCTTTGTGGCTGACCCATTAGCAAAAGCTATTAACTGGCTTATTGTTGCCGAAAATGCACCTATTGCAGTATCTAAAACAGACGTAGTACGTGTATTTGACCCAATGACGAACCAACGTGCGAACGCTTGGGATATGGACTACCGTAAGTACCACGACGTCTGGATTCCAAAATCAAAAGAAAAGGCAATCTTTGCCAATACAGTAGCCTAGGAGGTAGCTTATGCGTAAATTTAAACGCTTGAACGTCATCAAAGAAACAGATAGCGATTTGGTTGCTGACCGACTTATCGAAGCAGGATTCGAAGAAATCGTTGAAGGTAGTGAACCAGAAGATTTATCCCGTGATGAAGTAAAGGCTCAATTGGACGAAGCAGGCATCGAGCATGCCAAGAATGCAAAGACGGAAACATTGCTTGAAATTTTGGAAGCATCGAAGTTAGGGGAGTAGTCTACTACTCTCCTTTTTAATTGGAGGTATGTATGATTATTAGTCTAGAAGAAGCATTAAAACTTGATGCAGATGCGACACAGGAAACGTGTGATGGGCTAGAAACAATGGTCAGAAAGTTGACCAACAACAATTTTCAGTTGATTAAATTCCGCATTCGTGGTTTGCGATTATCTGGAAGCACAATCAAAGCTAGTAGCGGACGTTTGGATATATTTAAAGCTGGCGACACAATAGAAATCAATGGAACAGACTACAACAATGGTCTATACGTTGTTGAGAGTGTCTCTGATGATGCAATTACTATCCGTGGGGATTTTATCACAGAAACCAATTCAGGGGCTATAACAACGAAAGTGAGCTATCCTGCGGACGTGCTGACAGGTATCAAAAAATTGATTGCTTACGATGCAAAAATGCGAGATAAGGCCGGTATCAAATCCGAAACCGTGGCACGTTGGTCAGTGACTTACTACGATGTGACGGCTGCTGAAAGTTCGGAGGGCTATCCAGTCAGCTTGCTTGGCTTTTTGGACAAGTATAGGAAGCTGAGGTGGTCGTGATGTTAACGTTTTATCTTTTGAAAAATATAGCAAATGGCGAAAATGAACTTGGACAAGAAATCTTTGAGCATAAGAAAGTAGCTGAATTTATTGGCTATATGGATATGCTTGATGG